GACCCATACAGTCTACCTATCAATGCCTATACACGCGCCAAGAACGTCAGGTTCAACGAGGCCAAAGTAACCAGAGCACCCATCTACAGAAGCATCTCATCAGGCAACCTTACAGTTAGCCCTAAGTTCATCTATGGTGTCAGTGCTCTCTCAGGTTTTGATACAGTATTGATAGTGGATGATACCTTTGACATCTTTGAGATGACTAATGGTGTCCTATCCCAGAAGTTCAACAGTTCACTATCTGCATCGTCTATCACACCCGTGACAGCCACGATACTTGCAGACGTACAGTACATCAATAGATCAACCACAGCACCAGTACATAGAGTGCCCAGCGCAACTAACTTTACTGCATTGCCTAATTGGCCTTCTGGTGTAACCACAACAGCTATACGATCCTATGGTGACTTCTTACTTGCACTAGGCACTATAGAAAGTGGCACAGAGTTCCCTAACAGGGTTCGCTTTAGTGACCCAGTGTTAGCTAACCAAGTCCCAAGTACATGGGATGCTACAGACTTAACCAACAGTGCTGGCTTCAATGACCTAGTGCAAATGAAGACCCCCATAGTTGATGGGGCAACCCTCGGCTCCAACTTCCTTGTCTACTCACAAGACCAAGTGTGGATGATGGAGTTTGTCGGTGGTGCATTCATCTTTAACTTTAGGAAACTCTTTGATGACGCTGGGGTAATCAACCAGAACTGCATACAAGAGATCGAAGGTAGACACTACGTCTTTGACAGGGATGACATATATGTAACCGATGGCAACACACGCCAGTCTATATGCGATGGTCGAGTCCGAGACTACATCTTTAACGGCCTAGACAACTCTAAGACTGAACAGTGTTTTGTCTTACATAACTCAATGCTCGAAGAGGTATACTTCTGTTATCACAGCGGAGACGATATGGCTGAGTACGCAGATGGCGACAGTTGTAACCGAGCCGCTGTCTACAACTACAAAGAAGACATCTGGTCATTCTATGATTTACCTAACGTAGTCTCTGGTGCTGAAGCCAACGTAAACACAGCGTCAACATATGCAGACGCTACGACTACCTATGAAACTGTAGGTGGCTCATACCACTCTCAAGAAAGCCCATACCAAAGACATCCACTTGTTCTAGCAAAAGCTGGGGGTGGGGTAGCTAACAGTAAGGTCTATGGTATCGACTTGATAGAAAAAGGTAGTCTATCACAGGCTATAGACACGGCAGTATCTAAGCCGTTCTTTATAGAACGTGTTGGTCTCGATCTTGATGAACAAGGAATACCACTGACAGGCTATAAGGTTATCTCCAGACTAGCCCCACAAGTATCTACTGACAGTTCTAATGGTCAGTTTAATTTTACTTTTGGAGCTGCCGATACACCTCATGCCACCCCTAACTATGGAAGTTCAGTAACCTTTAATGCACTTACTGATTACAAGGTGGATGCCCGTATGTCTGGCAGATACTTGTCGTACAAGCTGGCAACCACAGCTGACAAAGACTTCAACTTTACGGGTATGGATGTCGAGATCACTGTGACTGGTAGGAGATAACAATGGCTATCTCAGATAAAATAAATATGCTGGTGTCTGCTTATGTCAGGCGCACAGCACCAACACTTACTCCAGAGTTCCTCCCCAACTACTTACAGGAAGAACTAAGAGAAATAGAAGCGTCTATAAAATCATTAGCAGACGCAAGTACCCAAGTAACCGACAGAGAACCAACCAACCCAAGAAAAGGCATGGTTCGTTATGCCGTGTACCCTTGGGAACCATTAGGATCAGGCGTATCTAAACTTGTTGTCTACAATGGCACAGCTTGGGTTGCTGTATAAAATAAAAGGAATATTATATGTGGGGCGCAATTATAGGTGCTGGAGCCAGCTTACTTGGCTCAAAGATGCAATCGAAAGCACAAGATAAAGCAAACGCGGCTAACATGGCTTCGTTTAACCAATACAAGCCATACGTGGATGCCAACTTAAAAGGCTCAGAAGCCGCACTAGGTGGAGTCTTAAACACTGGAGCCTACCAAGGCCAAACCCTAGCCGCCCCTAACCAGTTCCAGACAGGCACTGCTAATACTATGGGCAACTATGGTACTAATATGATGAACAGTGGTAATGCCATGATGGGCAATACAGCTGGCTTTGGCAACAACGCCAACTCATTGTATGGACAGTATCAAGGTATGTCAGAAGCGGCACAGCAAGACCGCCTTGGCAACGCTATGAACTACGCATCAGCAAACTCTGGCTCTCTAGTAGACGCCGCAATGCGTGATGATCGTCGTAACCTACAAGAGAACACATTGACTGGTATAGACATGGCGGCAATGGGTTCTGGTAACATGAACTCTAGTCGCGCTGGTGTAGCGGAAGCAGTAGCTAACCGAGCATATGACGACAGACGTGCCGATGTAGCTACAAACATTCAGAATAGTCTTATTGATCGTAGTCTTAACCAACAGGCACAGCAGTTTAGTGACCAAGGTTCTGCATTGCAAGGTGCTGGACAAGCTAACCAAAGCATCCAAAGTGCTTATGGTGTTGGCATGAATACTTTAGGACAAGGTGCTAACTTCGGTATGAACGCTGGTAATGCCTTACAAGGCTACAACCAAGCACAGCTGAATGATCAGAAGCAACAATTTGAAAACCAACGTGACTTTGAACTAGACCAGCGTAAAGGCTACCAGTCTGGTATCTTAGGTAAGGCTCCAGAGACTTCAAATAAGTTCCAAGCCAACATGAATAATCCGTATGCCGCCGCACTAGGTGGTGGTATGGCTGGCTTTGGTTTCCAGCAACAATATCCAGATTTCTTTGGAGGCGGACAGCAAACTAGCTTTGCTAGACCTCAGATGAACCCAACAGCCAACCCACACATGAGATAAAGGAGGAAGATAATGCCAGCCGCAGTAAGACGACCAGTTCTAACGCAGAGCTATCCCAACTATATGCCCCCTATGCCTCCAGCTTTAAATACAGAGCCTAAAATTCCACCTAAAAAGAAGTCTAACCTTGTACCTATGGTAATCAATGAAGGCACAAGCATGGCCTATACAGTCATGTACGACCCAGAGAGCAATAAAGTTGTCTCAGATGGTTCTGACGTTTCTAACATGATGACCAGCAACATTGGTGCTGAACAAGAAACTCTTAAAGCCGCAAACGAGCAGTACAGAAAAAACACTGTTGTTGATCCATACCAAGAAGCTGAACAGCGGATGAAGGTTGCCAACGATAAATTTAACTTAGCTCAACAATATGAACTAGGCGCAAGTCCTTACCTAGAAGAGTACACACAAGCAAAACAAGACGCTGACAATATATTAGCAAATGATGTACAGCCAGATGCTATTGATGGTGTTTTGAATGCTACTAATACCTATAAACAAGCACCTCATGCATTAGATGTCTTCGAGCAAGGTATTCTAAACGACAAAGAGAATGCTAGACAGTATTTAGGTAAAGACATAATGGCGTCTGTTGACGAGTTTAATGCAACAGACAGTGCTGTACTTAAAAATGATCAGTATGACCCCATAGATGATATGGTAGCTGGTGAAAACCTATTTGCATATGACGACCCTAATCCTGTTCTTACAGACAAGGGTAAGCCTAATCCGAACCCTAAAGGTAATGGTATCTTAAATACTGATACTACATCTTCTAGTGACCGCAAAGGTAGCGCAGTGTCTTCTAATGCCCGTGGCTCTATGATGCCATACGCTAAGATCAACAGAAACGAAGCACTTATGCGTATCGGTGGTGCTATAATCGGTGGTTCAGACCAAGGATTTGCTGGTTCAGCAAGAGCCGCAACTCAAGAGTTTGGCAACATCCAAGATGCTAACAGAGCCTCAGAGACAGCCGCATTTAACAAAGCAGAAGCAACAAGACTTGCTGAAGAACGTATAGCGGCGTTGAAGGCTAAAGGTAGTGGTAAATCATCTGACAAAGATAAAGAAACTTTTAATAACGTAAGTTCACAGCTGAACTCGTTTCAGTCTGGTTTAGATGCAATAGCACAAAGTAAAGCTGAAGGTGGAAACCTAACAGGTGTAGGTGGTATCTTTAAGTCATTTATTGACAACTATACTGGTAGCCCAGATGCGGCTAGACGACTGTTATTAAGCAGACTTAAAGTTGATGATGCATTACTTAGAGTTGCAGAAACAAAGGGTGCCATTTCTAACAAAGAGATGGACTTATTCTTACAACCAGCACCGAAGAACTTCCAAGATGAGAAGATTTGGGTGGACTGGATCAACGAAAGAATGGTTGCTCTAAGAAACGTACAAAACAGATTAAATGGCAATGTAGTCATTAACGAGTCTGAGCAGTCTTATAGATATAGAGCACCCGTATCGAACTATAAACCAGTTGAGGTTGATGGTTTCAAAATCCAACAGAAATAATAGGTACAGATATGCCAACTTTTGAGATAACTACGCCAGATGGACGTACTTTTGATATTACAGGTGACACCCAAGAAGGTGCATTAGCGGCTTTAAAGAAACACCTTGGTAACGAAGAAACTACAACAGCTGAAGTTGACACTTCAGTTAGTGGCGCGGCTAAATTTGGCTACGATAATGCAGGAAAACTTATAGGTCAGGGTATCCAAGGTGTTGGTGAACTGACAGGATCAGAAGGTATTGAGAACTATGGTAAGGAAATGGCTGAACGCAATG